CATCAACATCCTTGAGAGCGTTGGCGTAAGTTCAACGATGCAAAGAGCGATCAACGAGTATCGCAAAAGCGTTGACCAAGGCGGCACGATCTCAAACGATATGCTCTCCGAGTTCATCAAACGCATCAACGCAATGGTCGACAGTGATCCTCGCCTTCAAGCGAAGATGGTCAGACCAAGAGTTCGTGGTGATGAGGCTCAACAACAAGCAGCTGAACTAGATCAGCGGCGCGAGCAGGGCAAGCAAGAGAACAGAAAAGAAGTCGACAGACTTATCAAGCAGGTCAACGAAAGCAACGGCATCGCTCTCAGTGATAAAGCCGTCCTTTTGGCCGCACTAACCGAACTCAAAGGTGGCCTTGGAGCAAATCCAGTGTCAGCTGCCCTAGATATCGTCAGTGCAGCTGAAGCACAGCTTCGCAAGCCCCAGCTGGCTGAGAAGTACCTGATGCCATACGTCGCTCGCATCGAAAGACAGCAAAAGAAGAGCAAGAAATGACCGTCAAAACTCGAAAACCTCGAGCCAAGTCGCCCTCAAAGGTAGGCAAGGGCGCCGCTCCATGGAAAGCGCCGAAAGAAAACTATTTCAGCAAGCTCATGAGCACCCCAGAAGGCCGAGAATTACGAAGACAGTGGTCAACAAAGCCACGAAAGAACGGTGGACGCCCCAGAGGTGTCCCCGATGGATACAGAAAACACGAAATCGAACCAATTCGTGAAAAAGCAAAGAAGGAAGCAGAAGAGGTAGTTCAGATCATGTCTGAAAAGTACAACATCGAAGATGAATACTCCAAAGAGGCACTAAAGACAGCCGTTGAGGTGATGCGTGTGCCCGGAGAAACGAGAGAACGGCTAGCAGCCGCTCGTTTGGTGTTAGATTTCACCAAAAGCCGTCCAGCCTCAAAGTCTGAGGTGACGATTGGCAAGGCAGAAGAGTTCCTTGCGAGCCTTTTGACGGAAGACGAAAGTGGACAAGAGACTACAAGCGGTTCGTAGACGTCTCTTTGATGACTTTTCCTTCTATGCAAAATCTGCCCTACGCATCAGGACCAAAGAAGGCAAAATCAAACCTCTGATCCTGAACCCTGCTCAAAAAATCCTCGACGACGCTGTTCAGAAGCAACTGGCATCTGAAGGGAAGGTCCGTGTGATCATCCTCAAGGCTCGTCAGCAAGGCTTGTCGACCTACACTGGTGGTTATCTCTACCATTCGGTCTCTCAACGACCAGCTCAAAAGGCTCTGGTTTGCACCCATCATGCCGACAGCACCCGTGCATTGTTCGATATGACCAAACGATACCATGAGCATTGCCCAGAGATACTCAAGCCACACACGAAATACTCGTCACGGAGGGAACTCAGCTTTGACGTACTGGATAGCAGCTATGTGGTTGCGACAGCTGGTGGAGACAGCGTGGGCCGAGGTGAAACACTCACTCATGTTCACGCTTCCGAACTTGCTTTCTGGCCTAAGACAACAGCCCAAGACATCTGGAACGGACTGCTCCAAGCCGTCCCGAACACGAAAGGGACAGCGGTATTCGTAGAAAGCACGGCAAATGGTGTCACTGGCATCTTCTACGAACTCTGGAAAGGCGCAGTCGAAGGTACCAATGGCTTCGTTCCTGTATTCATTCCGTGGTTCACCGATCCAGAATACAGGGAACCCGTGCCAAAGACTTTCGAACGCACACCAGACGAAGAAGAGATTGCCGAGAGATACAACCTCGATGACGAGCAATTGATGTTTCGTCGGAAGAAGGTTGCTCAAAACGGCTTAGATTTGTTCCATCAGGAATACCCCAGTGAACCAGAGGAAGCCTTCCTCACGACTGGTCGCCCTGTCTTCAACCCAGAGCAACTCACCGACATCCTCGCAGCAGCCCCTGATCCAAAAGAGCGGCTGGCTTTGGAGGGCGATGACTTCGTCCATAACAGACGAGGTGAACTCACCACCTACATCAACCACGACCCCGGAGAACGCTATGTCATTGGCGCAGACGTTGCTATGGGCGTCCGAGATGGAGACTTCTCGGTTGCGCAGGTCCTCGACAGCAAGAAGAGGCAAGTCGCAATCTGGCGAGGACAAGTTCACCCCGATTTCTTCGCAGAGGTCCTCTACGCTCTCGGGCAATTTTACAACGAGGCACAACTCATCGTTGAGAACAACTCACACGGTATCCTGACCTGCACAAGGTTAGGCAAGGACATGGCTTATCCGAATTTCTACACGGAAATCCAAGTCGACAAGATTACCGACCGTGAAACAGTCAAACTTGGTTTCACCACCACGAGCAAAACCAAGCCTCTTGTCATCGATCAGCTCAGGGCCTCGATGCGTGAGGGCGAACTGGAACTCAACGACAAAACCACAATTCGCGAGATGATGACCTACATCGTCACAGAAAGTGGCGCCATGGAAGCCGAAGCAAGCTGCTTCGACGACTGCGTCATGTCTCTCGCACTAGCCAATCACATCCACGAAGGCGCATGGGAGCCTGTGGACACTCCCGATGAACTCTACATAGAAATGGTATAACGCATGGCACATCCAGAATATCGAAAGCTGGGCGATGATGAGATCGTCAAGCTGGTCGACGACAACGTGCGTACCTCGACAGGCTATAGTTCAAGCGACCTTTCGAAGGAACGTGAGAAGGTCCTGAATTACTACAACGCCAAGCTGCCGAAACCGGCACATGACGGCAACTCGAAGTACGTCTCACAGGACGTCTACAACGCAGTCCAATCGATGCAAGCGGCCCTGCTTGAAACTTTTGCAGCGGGCAACCGCATCGTGAAATTCGCACCGCAAGGTCCAGAGGACGTAGAAAAAGCGGCAGTCTGCACGACTTACTCAGATTATGTGGTCCACCGCCAAAACAACGGCTTCTCCATATTTTCTTCGGTGATCCACGACGGCCTCACATCAAGAGCAGGGGTCTGCAAAGTATTCTTCCAACAACAAGAAGAAGTAGACGAGCAAGAGTTCAGCGACCTCACAGAAGCCGAACTCGACATGCTTTTGGCTGAAGACAATGTTGAACTGATTGACAGCAAGACTGATGACGTTGGTCTAATCTCCGGCACCATTGGCATCACGCACGACACAAGTCAGGTGATGATCGAGGCTGTGGCACCAGAAGAGTTTCTCATCGAGGCACAAGCCAAATCGATGATGGACGCAAAATTCTGTGCCCACCAGACACGCAAGACAATGTCGGAACTTCTCGACATGGGTTTCACCCACGAGCAGCTCAAAGACATAGGTGAACATGAAGATGTGAGCCTTGAGACCGACCCAGAGGTTCTGGCAAGACATGAAGACATCGGCGTCGCCCGAGGCTTTGATGCCAGAGGCTACCAAGACCAAGTTCGTGACGTCCTCGTGACCGAAGCCTACATGGTCGTCGATATTGAGGGCACAGGACACGCATCGCTCCACAAGATTATCAAAGCAGGTAATTCCTTGCTTGATGTCGAAGAGGTCGATGAGAAGCCGTTTGTGGCTTTCGTGCCTCTGCCAATCCCTCACGCTTTCTATGGCTCGAACTTTGCCGATAGGCTTTGCGCCACCCAGAACGCTCGGACGGTACTGACACGCTCGATCCTCGATCACGCGATGATTACGAACAACCCACGCTACATGGTGGTGAAGGGTGGTCTCTCGAACCCCCGTGAACTTATCGACAATCGTGTCGGCGGCCTAGTGAACGTGACACGTCCCGACGCCATAAGCCCGATGCCACAGGCATCCCTGAACCCATTCGTGTTCCAGACTTTGGAAGCATTGGATCAGGACCTCGAGGACAACACAGGCGTGAGCCGTCTGTCTCAAGGGTTGAACAAAGACGCTGTCTCAAAGCAAAACAGCGCAGCAATGATCGAGCAGCTGACGACAATGTCTCAGCAGCGTCAGAAAATCATCGCCCGGAACTTTGCCTCATTCCTCAAGGAACTCTACTCAAGGGTCTACGCCTTGGTGGTAGAAAACGAAGAAACTGGCAAGGTCATCGAAGTCGCTGGCAGCTATGTTCCAATCGACCCACGTTCTTGGAAAGAAAAGCGTGACGTCGTTGTTGAGCTGGCCCTTGGATATGGTGAGGCAGACCGTGAAGCCCAGAAGCATTTGGCCCTTCATCAGCTGTTCTCGCAAGACCCATCAATTCAGCCGATGTACTCACTTGAGAACCGTTATGCGATGCTCAAGAAAGTATTGGAGCAACAGGGCATCTTGAATGTGGATGAGTATCTCACACCACCTCAGATGATCCCACCACCACAACCTGATCCTCTGCAAATGATGCAGACTGAGATGGCAGCGAAGCAACTCGAACTGCAAGAACGCCAGACGTCTGTCGCCGAAA